ATGGACACCTAACCTTCACGCCCATGTAGTTTTCGATTGGACGCAGCCGAACGAGGCAATATCTTCGGCGGGATCCCAGTAAGCGGAAGAGCGCCAAATCTGTGCGAGGCAAGATGCGATGAAAACAACGCCCATGGTACGGGCTGCTGATGTTGACTTGGTATTTTTGATGCAAGTGGGGTTTGTAAAACGCAAGCGCGGAAACCCTGCGAAAAAGCAAGAGCGCAAGTATCTGGACATCATCACAGCCTTTGATATTGAGACCAGCCACCACCCGAAGCGTGAGGAATCACTGCTTTACATATGGCAGTGGCAATTTGGTGACTTTTATACAGTCTATGGCCGCACATGGTCAGAGCTGCGTCTATTCATCCAGCGGATTCTCCGGGTTTTGGACGATCACGGCGATGCTTCTTTGGTTGTTTTGGTTCACAATTTGTCGTATGAATTTCAGTTTCTGCGCGGCATTTACACATTCCAGCCGGACGAGGTTTTTGCCGTGGACTCCCGGCGTATCCTGAAATGCACGATGGCCGACAAGCGCTTGGAATTTCGGTGTGCCATGCTGCATAGCAATATGTCGCTAAAGCAGTATACCAAAAAGATGCACGTCGACCACCAGAAGCTGGACGGTGACGAGTTTGACTATAAGAAACTGCGCTTCCCGGACACGCCATTGACCGACCGGCAGTTGCAGTACTGCCAGAATGACGTCTTGGGGCTGGTGGAAGCGTATCAAGCCGAAATGTCCCGTGATAAGGATAACCTTTATTCCGTTCCCATGACCAGCACCGGCTATGTCCGGCGTGACTGCAAGCGGGCGATGCGCTTTTGCTCCGGCAAAATGATTCGAGACTTGCAGCCGGACGTGGAACTGTACAAAATGCTGCGGGAGGCGTTCCGGGGCGGTGATACACACTGCAACCGCCATTTTGCAGGCAAGGTGCTGGACAATGTCCATAGTGCAGATCGAAGCAGCAGCTATCCTGATGTTATGTGCAACTGCAAGTTTCCCATGGGCCGCTTTTATGCCTTTGACGGCGGAATCGATCGGGCCATGGTGCTGTATCATCGTGGCTATGCGCTGCTGCTTCGTGTCCGGCTGTGGGATGTGTCCTTGTCAGATCCGGCATGGGGGTTCCCGTATATCAGCTACGCCAAATGCCGGAACACGATACACCCGGTTTTGGACAATGGCCGCATCCTATCGGCGGAGATGCTGGAGACCACAATCACAGATATTGATTTGCGCATCCTTTTAGACCAATATGATTTTAGTGATATTGAGATCCTGGCCGGCTATCACAGCAGATACGACCGGCTGCCAGCACCGCTGGTGCGCTGTACCATCGACTACTACCAGACCAAGACAAGATTAAAGGGCGTGTTGGATGAATGCGGTCACGAATCGCCATTTTACAGCAAAAGTAAAAATTTGTTGAATTCCCTGTTTGGCATGATGGCACAGGATCCCGTGAAGCAGTCCATTGTGTTTGAAGAAGGAACTGACTTGCTGTTCCGGCAGAAGGATGAACCGATTGAAGATCTGTTGAATGCCAACAGCAAACGGGCGTTTTTGTGCTATCAGTGGGGCGTCTGGGTGACAGCTTGGGCGAGGTACCGTCTGCAAGAAGGTTTGCGCATGGCCGACGGCGAACACAGCTGGCCTATTTACTGCGATACCGACTCCGTTAAGTATATTGGTGATGTGGATTGGGCGAAATACAACCAGAAGCGAATGGCCGATAGTATCCGGTCCGGCGCCCACGCAACGGATTCCCACGGCGAGGAGCATTACATGGGTGTCTATGAGCAGGAGCATACGGCCAACCATTTTGTCAGTCTGGGAGCCAAGAAATACGTCACGGTTTATGAAGATGGCAAATGCCGCTGCACCATCGCCGGAGTGAACAAGGAGAAGGGCGGCGCAGAACTTGACAAGCATGGCGGCATTACTGCTTTTAAGTCAGGCTTTTTGTTTGTGGAAGCTGGCGGCACGGAGAGCGTCTACAATGACGATGTGGTGCCGCACATGGAGGAATGGCAGGGCCATCGTTTTGAGATGGTGCCGAACATCCTGATCCGGGACAGCACCTATCGTGTTGGTATTACACGGGACTATGAGGACATCTTGAGCGATCCTGACTACTATTTGCTGTGCAAACATCGTTTTAGGGATAAATAATGTTTATAAGCTGGCGGGCTTTAACACGCAGAAAGGAAAATATTATGAGAAACCGTAACACGACGAGCGAGACAAAGACCTACAATCACGAGTATGCCGTGAGACGTGCAGTGCAGTTTGATAAGGATGTGCTGTTTGACCTGACTATCGACGACTTTACCATCTATGGTTGTCGTGTGGTGGAGGGCAAAAACGGCGACTTTATCAGTCTCCCATCCCGCAAGGGGAAGGACGGGAAGTACTGGGGGATCGTCTACAAGCGCTTTAGTCAGGACGAAACAAGTCTGATCCTCGACATGGTCAGCGCCGCTCTGGCAAAACAGGACTTGCCGTTTTGACGGAGGCGGGTATGAATCTTTACGACCACCGTGGATACCTTAACATCCCCGACATCCTAAAATGCAGACAGCCATTTATATTTGTGGTGGGTGGTCGTGGCACCGGTAAGACCTTCGGCGCGCTGCGTGAAGCGCGTCGGAGGTATCGTGCCACAGGTGCGCGCTTTATGCTGCTCCGTCGGATGCAATCCCAAGTGGACTTGATCAACAAGCCGGAATATTCTCCGTTTAAGGCCGTCGACCGTGTCGACCACCAATGCACGGTCAGCAGATCGCTAAGCAAATACACGGCAGGGTTTTATGATGGCCAGCTGGACGAACACGGCACACCGCAGGTGACAGGGGATTGTATCGGGTATACCTGCGCGCTGTCCACCATATCCAATATGCGTGGCTTTGATGCCAGCGACGTGGATCTGATTATCTTTGACGAGTTTATTCCCGAGGCACATGAACGACCAATCAAAAATGAGGCTGCAGCCCTGTTTAACGCATATGAGACGATCAACCGCAACAGGGAACTTGACGGCGTTGCACCTTGTCAGCTTTTATGCCTTGCCAATGCCAATGACTTGGGCAATCCAGTGTTTTTGGAGCTGGGGCTTGTCCGAAAAGCGGAGTCAATGCGCCGCAAAGGACAGGAGGTTTACATTGATCCCAAACGGGGAATTTGTATGATCATTTTGCAAAAATCCCCCATTTCCCGAGAGAAAACAGTGACAGCCCTGTATAGACTTGCAAGGGATGGGGAATACAGTCAGATGGCCATTGGGAACACCTTTGCAGGAGCCGGTGAAAACAGAATCCAGTCCATACCGCTGCAGCAGCTGGTGCCGGTGGTGACCGTCGGGGAGCTGACCGCATACCGCATCAAGGGCCAGAAGGACTATTATTTTAGTACGCATCCCTCCGGCAATCCACCGCATTACGGCACCGGGCCGTCCGAGCTGCGCCGTTTTAAGGTTGCATTTTCGTGGTTGTGGGATGCATATATGCAGCGCCGGGTGGTATTCGAGGAACGCCTCTGCGAGATCCTACTACTAAAATACTTGACATAATCCTGTTTTATGGTATTATGTAGAGGAGGGAGGGCCGCACAATGTCAGCCCCGGAAGGGCGTGCGTGAGTTTGACAGACTCCTGATGCCCTCCCTCCCAACAAAAAATAATCGAGGTGGTAGTATGCGAGTCTATGTAATTGGCGTGGCAGTCTTTATTGTGGTGGACATCCTGTCCGGCCTGTTGAAAGCGCTGTACAACAAAGCGTTTAAGTCCAGCGTGATGCGCAACGGGCTGTTCCACAAGGCGGGCGAAATTTTGGTCTTGGGCCTGCTGTATCTGGTGGAGATCGAGTCAGCGGCCATGGGCTTGGATGCGGGCCTGCCGCTGTTTAAGACCGGCTGCGGCTATGTGGCGCTGATGGAGATCGGCAGCATCATCGAAAATTTGAAAGCATTTACTCCGGGTATTGACAACATCATCCGAAAGGAGACAGCAACCAATGGCAAAGAAAATTTTTCTGAGTCCCAGCGATCAGACGAGTAACCGGTACGCCTACGGCAACACCTCCGAGGCGATCCAGTGCGGCAAAATTGCGGTGGCACTGGAGGAGTCGCTGACACGCTGCGGCTTTGCGGTACGGCTTGTGCATTATCAGGATATGGCCACAAAATGTGCAAATGCCGATGCATGGGGCGCAGACCTTTACATTCCCATCCACACCAATGCCTGCAACGGCAAGGTGTCCGGCACACGCATCTACACCTATGACAACACCGGGGAGGGCCGTAAGGCCGGACTGTGTGTCTATCGCAATCTGGCGCCGCTGACACCGGGAACGTCTGACAACATCAGCGCAGACGCCAGCCTGTACGAAATTCGCAAACCGGCGGCGCCGACCGTGTACTGTGAATGCGAATTTCACGATGTCCCCGAGACGGCCCGCTGGATCGTCACCCACACAAAAACTATTGCAGAAGCGATCTGCAGGGGCGTGTGCGAATACTTCGGAATCCCCTACAAGTCCCCGAACGACGAAGCGCCCAAAACCGAAACACTGTATCATGTACAAGTCGGAGCGTTCCGGGATCGGAAGAACGCCGAAAAAATGTTGGAATCAGTGAAATCGCACGGATTTAAGGCTTTTATCAAGGAGGAAAAGCATGAAAGCAACTGATATTATCGCATTGGCAACTGCTGGCTACACGGCGGAGCAGATCGCCGTCATCGCAAAGGCTGCCAAGGAGCAGCCGGTACAGCAGCCGGTACAGCAGCCGGTACAGCAGCCGGTACAGCAGCCGGTGCAGCAGCCGGACGGTTATGCGGATCTGATGGGCAGGCTTGACGCACTGACCACCCAGATACAGCAAAGCGCTATCCTTCATAGCGCACAGCCCCCCGAGGATACGGCCGATGATATTCTGGCAAATATCATTGACCCGCCCGAATTTCACCCGACAAACAATAAATAAGGAGGTATAATTATGGCTGGTGAAATGACTTTTAAGCAGGCCGCCACGCTGCTGAACAGCATCCAGCAGCAGGCAACCGGTCAGGCGGCATTGGTCGCAACTGACATCCACAGCTTTATCAGCTGTGCAACCACCACGTTGGCCACGGGCTATGATCCTGTGATCAACGCCATCAATCAGGTGCTGACACGCACCATCTTTTCCACACGGCCCTATTCCCGCAAGTTTAAGGGGCTGGAAAAGACGGAATCCCAGTGGGGAAACCACGTCCGCAAGCTGTCCATTGCGGACAAGCCCGTCAGCGATGACGATCGCTACAAGTGGCCGGTGGCATATGATGCTACCCAGACCGACAATCCGCTGGGCAACGGCCAGAGCGTAGACCAGTATGTCATCAACAAGCCGGAGATCCTACAGACCAATTTCTACGGGGCCAATGTGTGGGAGGACTGGTATACGATCTTTAAGGATCAGCTTGACAACGCTTTTACCGGCCCCGATCAGCTGGGCAGCTTTATGGGCATGGTGGCCGGGAATATGTCCGATAAGCTGGAAAACATCCGGGAAAATATTTCCCGTGCCGCTCTGGCCAACTTTATCGGCGGCGTGGTCAGCGAGGCGCAGACGGGCCGAGTTGTCCATCTGCTGACAGAGTACGAAGCGGCGACCGGCCTGAAGTTTGCCACACCGCAGGAAGTGTATCAGCCCGCAAACTTCAAGGCGTTTATCCAGTGGGCCTATGCAAGGATCGCCCAGATCTCCGACATGATGACGGAGCGCACGGAACTGTTCCAGACGGTAGTCAACGACAAGCACGTTATCCGGCACACGCCCAAGGCCGCGCAGCGGGCGTTCCTGTATGCACCGGCCAGGCACCAGATGAACATGATGGCCATTGCAGACACCTACCACGACGGGCTGCTGACCATGCCCGAAACGGAAACCGTTAATTTCTGGCAGAGCGCAGAGACACCCGACTCCATCAATATGAAGGTGGCACGGATCGGCACCAATGGAGCCGTGACCGTGTCACCCCAAGCCATCGAACAGGCCGGTATCTTCGGCGTCATCATCGACACCGAGGCCGTCGGCGTGGCCAACACCCAGAGTTGGAGCAATCCGACTCCGTTTAACGCGCGTGGCGGCTACACGAATATCTGGATGCATGAAACGCAGCGTGTCTATAACGACCACACGGAAAAGGGCGTTGTGCTGCTGCTTGACTAATACGCAAGGCCGGGCGGCTTCGGTCGCCCGGCCATTTTCACGAAGGTGGTGATACATATGTTTCCTGCAATGCTATGGAAATTTTCCAAGACGGAAAACAGCACAAAGAGACCTTCGGACAGCGACGCCACCATGGTGGACTGCGAGACCAATAACGACTTTGACCTGCTGCATCCGGTATTTGTGTTTAGCTTCCGTGGCGGCAGCAGCAATCCCACGCAGTATAATTACTGCTATGTGGGAACTTTTAATCGGTATTACTGGATCACTGGGTGGACTTTTAGCAATGGCCAGTGGTTCGCTGATTGCACCGTGGACACGCTTGCCAGCTGGAAGCCGGATATTGGCGCACTAAACGCATATGTTCTCCGATCCGCCGCAGAGTGGGACGGCAACATCATTGACAATATGTATCCGGCAAAGGCGACTATTAGCACGGAACTGTCTGCCGGGGAGAAAAGCCCGTGGAGTACAGACCCTGAAAAAGGCACCTTTGTTGTGGGCATCATTGGGGCTGGGGCCACACAATATATCATGTTCACCAAGTCAGCCTTAGATTTATTTCTGGAGTACATTTTGTCGGATGCATACGCGGTGAAGGCAATGGGGATATTTGGGTTTGCGACAAATAGTGAATTAAAAGCGGTGCTTGACCCCCTGCAATACATTTCCAGTATTGTATGGCTTCCGTTCCAAAAAGTCGGGTCTATCATTGACACTGTCAGGGTTGGCTATGTGGACGTGCCAGTGGCCGCAAGTAGTGTAGATTCGGGAATCGGATACGCAGAAATTAACTGGAATTTGCGGCGTCATCCCATGGCGGCAAACCGTGGGGCCTACATGAACGCATCTATGGCGCACTACGATATGTTTTATCCGCCATTTGGTGTCATATCTCTGGATCCCGTGGTGTGCGCTAATACGGATACTATACATACGTCAGCCTTGGTAGATCTTAAAACTGGGCACGGCACGTTGGTGGTCCAAACCAAAGAAGATAGGATTGTATCCCAAATCAGTGGCCAAGTTGGGATGGCATATCAGATCGGGCAGGTGACGGCCCCCGGATATGGTTTGGGCGCACTTGTTACTGATGCAATAGGCATCGGCATGGCAGCGATTACTGACAACTACACCGGAACGATCACCGGAGGGCTGTCCGCCATAGGAAACGCTGCCAAGGGGCGCATTCCAAGTGCTAATACCGTGGGCGGTGCTGGAGGCGCTGATCAGCTTCGAGGAATCCCCGCAATGCTGTACGAATGGGTGATCCCCGTCGACGAAGATTTGACAGACAGGGGCAGACCTTTGTGCCAAGTACGGCGCATCAATTCGCTGCATGGATATGTTCTTTGTAGCGATGTTGAAGTTGATATACCGGCAACACAAAATGAAATTAGCGCAATTAAAGCATTCATGGAGGGGGGCTTTTACTATGAGTGATGCTAATAGCCAAAGTCCTGCGCCAGTGCTGTCTGGAAAATTGCCTGTGTGGCTGCTGGCATATATCAAAAAAAGAAAACGGAGGCGAACACCATGACCGGCGCACCATTCTTCTACGACTATCAAAACGCAATCATTTCCCAGACCACGCCCAATACCGTCCATGTCAAAAATGTTGGCCTGACGAGGTTCTTCCAGAGATATCTGCTGCAAAAAGCCATCAGTGTATTCAAATGGGGAATGCCCCACACATGGAGTCGGGACTATTTCCTGTATACGCTGTACTGCTGGGGCTTCGTCGCCATCGTCAACACGGACAAATTCGGCGTTATCCCGCAGGGCTGCGGCCTAAAGGGCTATAATGTCTTTTACCAGCCCCGATCAGTGATTATCCAAAATCCGCTGATCAGGCGAACGCTGGAACCGGAAATTGGGCGGAACTGTGTACTGCTAAAGCTGCAACCAGATTTCTGCGGAATCATGGACCTGGTTAGTTTCTATGCGCAGGAAATGGCGCTGGCCTCCGAGGCCGTCGACGTGAATCTGCTGAACAGCAAGCTGTCCTATGTGTTTACGGCATCCAATAAAAATGCGGCGGAGAGCCTCAAGAAGCTGTATGACCGTATCGCAAGCGGGGAGCCTGCTGTGGTGGTGGACAAGGCGCTGTATAATGATGATGGGACTGTGTGCTGGGAGGCATTCCAACAAAACGTCGGCCAGAACTACATTGTCAGCGACCTTCTGTCCGATCTGCGCAAAATCGAGGCCGAATTTGACACCAAGGTTGGAATCCCCAATGCCAATACCGACAAGAGGGAACGTCTGATCTCTGATGAAGTCAACGCCAACAATGTCGAGACCCGGAATCTCCCGGAGCTGTGGCTGGAATCCCTCCGGCAGGGCTGCGAGGAGGCCCGCAAGATGTTTGGTATTGACTTGTCCGTGGACTGGCGCAATCAGCCGGAGCAGACCATGCAGCCGACGGGAGGGGTGTCTGACAATGAGGAGTAAACTGTCTGTACTGGGCCTATATAACTATGACGGCCAGATCTTCGACCGGCTGGAGCTGCCGGAAGGTGTGGACCGTGACACAGTGGTCAACAGCATTCTGCTGGAGTGCGCCGATCTGGAAGTGCTGTATCCGGTGCCGGTCGTGCTGCAAACGGCCATCGGCTTGTGGTCTAAATCCATGCAGCCCAGCTGGGAACGCCAGTATCGTGCCATCACGGCGGAGTACGACCCTATCGAAAACTATAACCGGTTTGAAGACTGGACGGACACGGCACATTCCGAGGGCGCAGGCAGCAGCGAGGTGGCGGGCTTCGACAGCGGCAAAATGACACCAAGAGACGGCAGCCAGAGCGCCGCAGATTCCAACAGCGACCACCACGGACGCATCCACGGCAACATCGGCGTGACCACCTCGACAGCCATGGTGCAGGAGGAAGTCAACCTTCGGCGCAAGCTATCCATGGTGGACATCATCGTCAACGACTTCAAAAGCAGATTCACTCTGCTGGTGTACTAAGGAGGTATCACAATGGCGTTTGAACAATTCCCCTATACAAATTTACACGATCTCAACTTGGATTGGCTGTTGAAAACGGTCAAGGACACCAAGGACATTCTCGACAACACCGACATCCCGCAGCACGTCAGGGACGAACTCACGGTAATGTATAACGACGGGCGGCTGGAGAAGCTGGTCAACGAGCAGATTCTGACCGGAATACAGGAGAAGGTGGACGCCAACGCTGAAAGCATCGGGACGGCGAAGGAGGACATTGCAGCGAACAAGGAGGCCATCGGGAACTTGAAGGTGACTGCAACGCTGGCGATGTTATCGGCACCAGACGCAGTGTCCGGTGATCCTGATCGTGGATATTCGCTGTGTATGGTGATCTACAACAAAGATTTCTGCGTCGTTTACGACCACGGCAATGACAGCGCAAACCGGCTGTTGGAGTATCTGCGGCAGAATGGCGTCAGGAAAATTACGGCATTCGTCGGCTCCCACTATCACAGCGACCATTGCACACTGGCGGGCGTTACGACAATTCTCAACAGCGGGATTCCTGTGGAAAAGTGGTATCTGCCTAACGGTGCCGTCAGCTGGGATGCATTCAAAGGCGTGAATTATCAGGCCGTACAGACCAGCATCAAGAATGCAATTACAGCCGCCGGCGGCGTGATCGTGGAGCCTGCCACGGAGGGCATGATGGTACAGGTGTCCAAAGCCGTCTATCTGGAGTTTTACAATGTTGCAGCACCAACCATCGCTGGCTACTACAACTACACGCTGGACGAGGATTTGACCGACACCGGCAACACCAATTACAACAACTTTTCCATGTGCGCACGGCTGCGAGTCGGGGACAAAATTCTGGCGCTGACCGGCGACATCGAAGAGCCTGCACAAGATAAGATGTTCCCCATCGTGCAGGGCGTGGACGTGCTCCAGTTACCGCACCACGGCCTCGATCTCCGGGACAGTCGCACCTTTATCCGTTCCATGGGTGCATCCGTCTATTTGACTGCGGCATATGGCGTCGCAAGGTTTTACCGGCTGCAGTATCTCTGCAACGCTATGTTGCATAGGGCAATCATGTCCGGAAACTCTCTGTCCACGCTGGGCGGCAAAACCATCGAAATGGTATTTGGTTACAATGGATGCTATGTAACGGCGCCGGGGGCTCGCACGCCAATAGGGACGTT